ACATCGGGATTAAGAAATAATAAAACATATATTAGTTATATTGAAAAATCTAATAAAAAGGGGGATCAAATAGGAATTACTTCTCCTATAACTAATAATACAACTACAAAATCAACTATAAATTCAACTACAAATTCATATAACAATAGTAATCATAATTTAAATAAATTAAATGATATAAAAGATTTACTTGGTCCATTCTCATATAATGAAGTACCGGAAATAAATAATAAAAAAATATATAAAATATTAGAATTTCATGGAAATTTTAAAAAACCAACTATGTCATTTAAAAATCATATTGATTTACAACTTGCTGTAAAATATTATTATAGTTATAAATACGAAAAAAAAAATGAATATAAAAAACACTATGAAAAAATAATAGAGAAGTATGGTAATATAGAAAATTGGGATGTTTCTAATGTGACAAGTATGTCTTTTATGTTTTGGGATAAAAAATACTTTAATGAAGATATTTCAGGTTGGGATGTTTCTAATGTTACAGATATGTGGAATATGTTTTCTAGGTGTTATGATTTTAATATAGATATTTCAAAATGGAATGTTTCCAATGTTAAATATATGGTTGCAATGTTTGAAGATTGTACAATTTTTAATCAACCACTTAATGATTGGGATGTTTCTAATGTGACAAGTATGTTTTGTATGTTTAAAGGTTGTAATGATTTTAATCAACCACTTAATAATTGGAATGTTTCTAATGTGAAAAATATGAGTTCTATGTTTTATAAGTGTAAAAATTTTAATCAACCACTTAATAATTGGGATGTTTCTAATGTTAAAACTACAGAACATATGTTTGATAATTGTACAAATTTTGATCAAAATATATTTACATGGAATTGGAAATTAAATAATATAAAAAATATGACTTATATGTTTTTTAATTGTAAAAATTTAATAAAATATATTAAAGACAAAAGCAATGAAAGCAAAGAAAGCAAAACAATATCAGAAAATAATCAACAAAGATTTATAAATCAAATGAAGATTTCTTTTACAATTCCAAAAAATACTAATAATAGTAAATTAAAAATCTTTAGTGCATTTGAATCCTTAACAATTTAAAAAAATTCAATTTTTATCATCTTTATACACAATAACTATTTTTTCATTTTTAATAATTTTATTATTTTGAATATCATTTATTAAATCCGTTATATTAATATCATTTTCAACAATATAAACATTTGAAACAGGACTTTGTACTTGAAAAACCCAAAATAATAATTGTTTTATGTACCAGTTATTTACAATAATAATACTGTATAATAAATTACTAAATTTTTTTGATTTTAAATCTTGAATAAATAATGTTAAATTATAAGCATATAATGGATTTATGTACCCTACATTTGAAGTATTAAAAACAAAGAAAAAATCTTTACTTTCTTGATAACATTTCAACCAATCTTTTTCAAATTCTAAGTATTCATTTTTATTATGAATAGTATTATTAAAATGTACATTAATTTGAGGTAAATTAGAATTATCAAAATAGGCGAATTTATTTTGCTCCATTTGTGTTATATATTATTTATGTACGTTAATTTTAAATAAGTAATTAAAAAATTGATTATTTTTTAAAAAAAAATTAAAATTAATCATGAGTAATTTATTTTCAATATCAACCTTAGAAAATTTAAAACTTCATGAATTGAAAGATTTAGCAAGAAAAAAAAAAATAAAAGGATTTTCTAAACATACTAAAAAAGATGATTTAGTTAATTTTTTATTTAATGAATTAAATACTTTAGTTCAACGAGAAAAAATAAATAAAGAAGTAGATGAAATATTCGAAAAAATAGAATCAGGAGAAAATGATGAAGCTGATAATTTAATTGATAAATTTGTATCTAACGTTAATATTGATGATGGCGAAGTTATTGATAGCGAAGTTATTGATAATTGTGAATTTATTGATAATGACAAAGTTATTGACAATGACGAAGTTAATGATGGTGATGAAATTGATAATAATAAACCTAAATATTATTTATATAAATTTGATTATATAAATAATAAATTTGATATAAATTTGATTGAATCTTTTTTAAACGTAAAGTTAAAAACTGGTGATATTGTTCAATTTGATGAATATCAGGCGGAAGGTTCTTATATTGTATTAGATGATACATTTATTCAAATTAGTGGATTAATTGCTGATGATGTAGTAATACCATTAGAAGTTAGTTCTAAATTTGATGATTGTATTGATATTTTTAAGAATATGGTTAAATATTTTTATGGTATTGAATTACATAAAGATCATCCATATATTAAAGATAAATTTGGAGAATTTGAATGTCCGCGGAATTGGAAGTTTTATTATGTTAATCAAGATATATATGAAAATGAAATTCATATAAATATAGAAATAAAAGAAGAACCGTTAAGACTTTTTTTTTCAGAAGAAATAAAAAAGAATAATTATTTAATATTTAAAAATTCAATAGAATATGTAAAAAGATATTATTCATTAATGAAAGGTAATTATGAAACATATGGATTATATTTAACTTTAAAAAATAAAAATAATGATGATTTAAGTGAAAAAGAAAATAATTATGTATTTAATATAAAAATACCTGATTATTGTATAATAAATATTGATTTTCAAAATATTTATTATGAAATTATTTTTACATTTCTAATTCAAAATAAAGTAGAAATGATACAATTTATTAATGATTATTATTTTAATAAAAAAAAAAAGTTCGTTGAAAGTATTGAACCTATTATTGATGAATGATTTTTAGGATTTAGTATTTATCAAAAATTTATAATTTATAAAATAAAAACTTTTGTATAATAAGCCCAGAAGAAAATACCTACAAAACATTTAGCAAATAAATCTAATATATTAAATCCTACATTTTTAGTAGTTTCATCCATAAAATATAAAACTCCATAACATGCCCATAATATTAAAAAGGCCATATATAACATCATATTATCAGAATTATTTTTATTTTGAATAAATTTAGCATAAATGTAATAATATAAAGCAAAGAAAAATACAAATCCAATAACATTAGCAGGAACTTTTTCAATAACACCTTGTTCTCCTAAATAACCGGCACCTAACATAGCATAATTAAAAAATAAAATAATTATGAAAGAGGTAAAGTTTAATCTTCCACCATTTGAATTAAATAAAAATGCTAAAACTAAAACTAATAACATAATAGGAGTTGTAATTGCCCAATCTGTATATCTTGTTTCATTTATTTTTTCATAATCAACTTTTTTATCATTTAATTTTTCAATAAATTTACCATAAAAATATGCAGCTATAACAGAAATACAAGTTTCTAAATTCATAATATTTCTTACTTCAGGAGATTTTGTTCTTAGTGCTTCAATAAAAGTAATTGTACCTGTTGTAATTAAGAAAACGTAAGTAATATAAAAACTATTATTAATAAGTTTTACTTTTAAATCTTTTGATTCTACACTATCCATATATTAATTAAAAATATATTTTTATTTTTTATTTTTATTTTTTATTTCTTGGAATTATTTGTAAAATATTTTCATAAGACCATCCCAAATAGAAATTAGTATATATTTCATCATTTTGTAAGTTTTTATAATAAAATTTTTTATTTTTTGAAAATCTACTTATATATATTTTTTTAGAATTATGTTTTTTAAAATTCCATAGTGTTTTTCCTTCTTTTTCTAAAATTATTGTATCATTTTCATGATTAATATTTATATACAATTGATGTTTAATAAACATAAAATAATAATAATTATTTTTAGGTATTAATTGTATTATATTTTCATCTGTTTGATTAAAAAATTTTGTAAATATATTTCTATTTTTAAAATCATAATTATGATTTAAATTATAAATATTTAAATTATAAATTCCAAGACTAATTATTATTTTATCATTTTCAATAAATTTTATATTAAAATAACATCTGTTTTTTCTATTTTCACTAATTTTTATTTGATTATCTTCATAATTCATACTTAAATAATTATTTTTTTCATTTTCATCATTAAATATACTATATTTATCTTTATTATAATGTTTTGTATAAAATTTATTTTTACTTAATCTATTAATTCTAACTTTATTCATACTTTCATTTTTATATTCATATTTCAACTCTTTAAATCTTTCAATATATATAAGGGATAAACTATGATATAATTTTAAAATATCATTTTTTTTCATCATAACTTTTTCCTGTAAGCTATAAGAGTAATGACAAGTAATAAAGTTGCCTAAAATTTTGTTAGGTCTTAATAATTTTTCGGGGAAATATGAGCTTAATTCATATTCATCATTTATTGAAGTATTTTTAAAATATTTACAGTCATTACCGTTTAGTAAAATAAAATTAATTGAAATTCTTGTATTAATGTAAATATCTTGTAAATAATAAGAATGTAGTAAATTTAAATTTTTAAGAAGATCATTTAAAAATTGATATTGCATAATATAAGCAAAAATGGGATTTTCGAAAATGGGACCACAAATTCCTCCGGTTGGAAAAACATTTAATTTTTGAGTTAAAGAGGGAAAGTTATGTTGTTGATAAAAAGATGAAATATTATTATTAATACAATTTGAATGAATTAAAAATGATTTTTTATCATTAATTCTTTCTTGAATAGCATTTTTTAAACCATTTATATCAATAAATAATATATCATCATCGCATTTAATTATTATTGAATTTGAATAAAAAGAAGATTGTGATATTGTTGAATAAAAAGGAGACCAATCAGTTTGATTTTGATTATTTAATTTATTAATTGTATTATTTTCATAATTATGAATAAATATTTTATTATTAAATTGTGATGTTAATGATTGATAAGATTGAAATAAATAAGATTTATCTGATGAATTACGTGTAAAATCAAAAATATGATATTCATGAATAATTTGTTGTTGAAGTAATGATATAATATATGAATGTAAAATCTCTAAGTTTTTTTTTCTTCCTGCGAAGATGCAAAATTTTACAATAGGATATTGATTAATATTTTCATGAAACATTAAAAATGTATGTTAAAAAAGGAAAAGAAAAATAACGAAAGCTTTAAATATTTATTTAAATATTAGTATTAAACATTTCATTATCAAGCATATTTGTGTGATAGAAATATTCAAAAGTATTTTTATTTTCATTAATTTCTTTAAGATCAATTGTAATTGTTTCATTATTTTTAGATTCATAAGGTAAAAAGTGAGATAATAAATTATCTAAAAATAAAGTTACTGTTTCATGTGCAGATAAATTATAACTTTCATAATCTTTTCCATTTAATAAATCCTTAATATAACCTAATTCGATTAAGATATTTATAATTTCTTCTGCTGTTTTATAATTATCACCTTTAATAATAAAAGCTTGTTTCTTAGAATTTTCATCAGTATATACAAATATTTTATATATTTCAAAAATCATAATTTCATCATTTGTTTTACGATCTCTTATAATAATATAAAATGGAAAACATTGATTAGATAAATCATCATCAGATATAGATGAATTATTCATCCATTGATTAATATCTTTACATAAAATAAGATTATTTATTTTCTTAGTATCAAAATCATGTAATACAAAATTCCAATAAAAATCAATTTTATCACTAGATCTTAAATTAAATAATGGCATATTTTTATTGTTTTCATTAACTTTTAATTTAAAATTAATGTTTTTTTTCGCATATTGTCTATTTAAATTATTTAAATTAGTTGGATAATTATTTTCTTTATTATTTTTATTAATTATTTTATTCATTTTTTTTTCATTTTCATTTTCATTATTTTCTATTTCATCGTCTGATTCATTATCAGTTTCATTGTTATGATAATTATCATTTTCTTCATTAATATAATTTTCTTCATTAATATAATTTTCTTCATTATATTCATTTTCTAATTTAATATCATTTAAAGAATCGTTATCTTGATTTTTTTTATTTAAAAATCGGTTATAATCTTTCATTTTAATATTATCCTTTTCTTTTTTCATCAACATATATCCTAATAAACTACAAATTAAATATACAATAATATTTGATGATTTTTCTTTTTTCATAAATAAAACTAAAGCACCTAAAACTAATGCACTATATTTTTTCAAAGATTTATTTAATTCTTTTAGTTTTAATAACTTCATGTATACTTATATTATATATTTTTTTGTTTAATTTATTTATTTAATTTAATAATTAATTTATGGGAAATACATTAAATTGTGGAGAAGTTATTTGTAATGAAAGTATATATGAATTAGAATGGATAAATGATAAAAATTGGTTAATTGAATGTGAAAATGAAAATAATTTAAAAGAATGTGAAAGTAAAAAAAATTATAATATTATAAATGGAAATTTTAAAATTTTTAATAATGGATTAACATTTTATAAGTTAATAAAAAAAATAGGAAATATTAAAATGATTGAAAAAATATATATTCAATTTTTATTTGAATATTCTTTATTAAATAATAATTTTTTTTTAATACATTTATATTTGACTAATGATATACATAATTTAAATAATTGTATTAATCATTTTACTATAAATAAAAATGAATTAAATATTAAAAAGACTACTTATAAAATAAATAATGAATTCAAATATGAATTAAGTATTAATTTTTCATATTTAAATTTTATTATTTTTCAAGAATATATTAAAAATAATGAAAATATTATATACAATCAAATTATTAATAAAAATTATGAAAAAAAATATAATAACATGTATTTTGTAATAGTTATAAAATCTAATTTAAAAAATAATCAAAATCAAAATAATTATTTAAATTTAAAAATAGTATAAATAATATTTTTAATAATAGGTAATATGAAAATAATATTTATTATTTATAATGTTTTTGAAGTAAAAAGTGGTGTGAGTAATAAATACATTCATTTTTTTGATTTTTTAAATAAAAAAAATATTGATTTTATTATTTTAACAACATTTAATCAATCTAAAAAAGATATTTCTATTTATAATTATATTGAATTTAAAGGTGTAAATGTTCCGTTTTATGAATATTTAAAAATACCTTATATAAATTTAGATGATTTAAAGAATATCGTAAATCATAATGATATTATTATTTTTCATAGTGAATTTTATTGGTTATATTCAATATTAAATGAAATTAAAAATAGTTATAAAAATATAAAATTAATTCCTAACTGGCATACAAATTATGATTATTATACAAATATTTATTTTAATAATAGTACTTTATTATTAAAAATAAAAAATATTTTATATAAAAATTTGCAAAATAATTTCTTTTCAGGATTAATAACAACAGGTGAGCTTACTAAAATTTCATTTTTAAAATATAATTCTAATATATTTAATGCAAATGAAATATGTTTAGAAAATTTCAATCAATTTAAAATCAATAAATATAATGATAAAGAAACAATAAATATTATTTATACAGGGAGAATTGCTATAGAAAAAAATTTATTATTAATAATTGATATTTTAATTAAATTAGAAGAAATAAAAATAAATAATTATGTGATGCATTTTATTGGATGTGGTCCATATATAAAAAATTTACAAAATTATATTATGAATATTGATATGAATATGAGATATATTATAAATAATAAAATTATATTTTATGGTGATATCCAATATAGTGAAATTATTCATATATATAATAAATTAGAAAATAGAATATTTATACAACCTTCAATAAGTGAAACATTTGGAAAATCGACAATGGAAGCAAGTTATTGTGGAATTCCTATATTTATAAAAAAATGTGAAATACATGATTTATTGTATAATGAAAATAATGCTTTTTTATTTGAAGATGTTAATGATTTTATATTTCAATTTATATTATTTTTTAAATTAAAAAATGAGCAAAAAGAAAGTATATTAAATAATGGTTTTCATAATGCAGAAAAATATAATCAAAAACATATATTTAATGATTTATTAACATTTATTTTACAAACAAAATGTGAAAATGTTATATATTATAATGAAAATATTACAAATTATTTATTTAATGGATTATATAATGGTATTCATTATTTACAAAAATAAAAATATAAGTAAAAATTTGAGACATATATATTTTTTTATTATAATATTATGACGTTGAAGAGGAACACAAAATAATGTCGTATCCTGGTAAGCGTTTATAACCCACGAGAGTCTATGGCCGAATGTTTCATGATTTCAACATTCATGATTGGAATAATGCTTGATATGGCGTTTGTCGCCTTTCATGTAAGCTAAGAAACAATAAACATAGATAGAATGTAAATAATTACAAATTATAATTTTAAATATAAATATTAAGGATTTGATTTAGATTTTTTTATTATTTTTTTTAATTTACCGATTTCTTTTTTTAAGTTTTCAATTTCATCTGTTTGTCTATCTAATTCAGTAGATTGTTTTTCAATAATTACTTTTGATAATTCTAAATTTTCATGAATTTCAGCATTATCCATAGATGATTCACTTTTTTTTTTTTTAAAAAATCTTGTTGTATGAATAACTTTTTTATTTTTATCATAAGAATATCTTTGTACTGAAAATGATTTTTGTCCTTTTCCTATTAAAATTAAATATTCTTTTTGTATTTGTTTTATTATACCACCTAATCTAAATAATTCACAATTATTTTCTTTATCCCAAGAAATATATCTTACATGAGAATTAACTGGTACATAAGGTAAGTCTTCTTCAGAAACTTCTTCATAATCTTTTAAATAATTTTGAATACTTTTTTTATTTTGAAGACTGTCTGTATAAGTTTTTTCTGGTCTTTCATAATCTTTTACGTACTTGCTTTTCATATTAATATAATATTATTTATTATATTTTTTTAAATAAATTAAAATATTTTATTAAAAATATATATGAAATATTTAATTTTAATTTTATTATTAATATTTATTTCAATTTATTTTTTAAATTATAATATTGAACATTTTGGTGTAACATGGACACCTTATATTGTTGATGTTTATAATCAACCAGGATATTCAAATTATTTTTATCAAAATGGATACATGTATCCCGTTTTTTGAGAATATAGTGTATCCCGTTTTTTAATAATAAAACAGTATAGTGTATCCCGTTTTTTAATAATAAAACAGTATAGTGTATCCCGTTTTTTAATAATAAAACAGTATAGTGTATCCCGTTTTTTAATAATAAAACAATATAATAAATAAATAAATATATTATTAAATATTAGAATTATGAATATTTATTTAATAAATAATGGATTATCATGTAAAGATATATATGAAAAATTATTTGAATATTATAGGTATAAAAGAAAACTTGGTTTAACATTAAACAAAGAAAATTTTGATTTATTAAAAAAAATGAAAAGAGAAAAGAATAATAGATTATCATTAAATGGTATTATTGAAACACGAAATATGAAAAAGAATGAAAATATGATACATTTAAAGCATCATAATAATATATTTTATTGTTTATGTGATAGAGTTAGTATAGAAACAGCATTAATTTTTTTAAATAAACAAATGCCATATTGTACCTTAATAATATTACCTTATATTAAATTTGAAAATAGTATAAAAAAAGCGAGTGATATAACAGATTTTAAAAATAGTTTTGGTAAATCAAATAATAATAATATGAAAAATTATTGGAATTTAAGTAATAATGTAATTAATTTTACAAAATCTGTAAATATTGACTGGACATATATAGATAATTTAGAATTTAGTCAAATAAGAAATTATAGTATAAATAGTTTAATGAATGATATGTTAAATTATAGAAAGGATACATATACAAGTATTCCATTAATATTATTTTGTAATTATAAAGTAATACAAAATTTTTTAAAATCAATAAAAATAGCGAAATTTAAACCAAATAGTAAAATGAAAATATTTAACACACATTGCTTTAAATTAGATTATAAATTAAATACAATGAGTAATAAATTAATATTTGAAGAATATAGTACATATTATCCTATAAAATTGGGTACAGATAACATAAAATATTCATTTGAAGGTAAAAAATATAATTTATTATTTAAGTATTTTTCAAGAAAAACATTAACTAATAAATTAAATATAACATCTCATTCAAGATGTATTGAAGAAGAAAAAATAGATACATTATTAAGAAGTTTAAAAAAAAATGTTAAAAATAAAAATAAAACAGAAAGTGTAAATAGTCCTCAAAATTTTAACAATGTATTTAAAAAATTAAATAAAAAAAATTGAATAAAAATTAGAGGTAAAATATAAAAGTAATTATTCATATGCATTTGACGAAACCAGAGAAAAATTTTAAGGAAAATGTGACAAAAATAATAAAGAATAATCAAAACGACATAAAAAAAGCTATTAAAATTATATCTGAACTTAATTTTAATGGAAAGAAAGTAGGAACAAAGAAAGCTAGAGAAATTTGTAATTTTTTTATAGAAGAGAGTGTTGAATTCGTTGGAAAATCTCACAATTTTGATTATGTTCGAGAACTAAATGAAAATCTCAGAAAAATTAATAATTAATTTTTATATCTTTTAATGTTAAATATTTTTAATATTTTTAAAAATAATAAACAATTTAACATAATTTTTGACTTTTAATAAAAATAAAATATAATTAAAATTAATTTGGAATTAATCTTAATGTTTATAAATTATAAGTGTACTTTATTTTTCCATATTTATTTACATAATTTAATATTATTGATTGATTAAATAAAAATATTAATTGTCCATAATAAATATCTAAGTTATCATACATATCTTCGTGTTTTATTTTTTTATCAAATCTATTTTCTGAGCTAGAACCAATAATAACTTGTTTAAAAACATAGTTATTTAAATTATGTTTTATATATTGAATATTGTGTTCATGACCACTTATATATGCTTTTACATTATATTTATTAAAAATATGTATTAATAAGTTATATAATTTATTTGTTTTATTGTTATAAAATCCATTTGTCAATAATGGATAATGACCAAATATAATTTTTGGTTTATGTACATTAATTTTTAAATTATTAATTAACCAATTAATTTGGTTATTTGTTAAATTTTCTATACTATTATTGTGAATATATTCAATATGTTGTTTTGATACTAAATTATCAATATAGAATTGAACACTATCTATAAAATATAAGTCAATATTTGTATATTGAATTACATAATAAAAATCATCCATAATCCAACTAGAATGATTAATTTGATAATGTGGGTTAATTAAATAATCATGATTTCCTAATATACTATAAATTGGGTTATGTATATCTTTAAATATTTCATTAAATTCTACTATTTTTGCATCACAATCACTATTTAATCCAGAAGGATAAAAATTATCACCTAATAAAACGATTATATCATTTTTATTAATAGATTGTTTTATATTATTAACACAAAATTTTAAATTATTATTTAAAAACCCTATATCACCTAATAAAAATAAATTTTTTAAAAACATATTTCTTTTAAAGAAATATAAAAAATTGATTTTTTTAAAACAAAATAATTATACATTATGGATAATAAAAATAAAAGTAAATCTAAACCATCAACAAAGCATTGTATTGCTGCTAAACATCTTCCTACAAAAGGGAAAGCATATGAGGCATTAGAAAAAGATGCTGAAATTTATATAAAGGAGTTTTTAGAAGAAGGAAAAATTAAATATAAATGTTATGGACGTTGTTGTAAAACAGTATTAGTAAATAATGGTATATGTGATAAACATAAAACTCAACAATCAGGTCCTAATAAGGATTTTTATTATTTTGAAAAGGATATAAAAAACAAAGTTAATGATCCAAATTCTAAAATTACAAAATTAGATAAGAAAGATAAAGATGAACATCCTTATTTTACTAGTATAGGTAATAGAGGTAGAAATAAAATTGAAGATAATATTACTAATTTTGATTTCAAAGATATAAATAATCCAATATTAATGGTACTTAAATATGATAAAAATCCTAAATTAAAAATGGAATTAAATCTTTATGCAACAAAATTATTACAAACACAAAAAATTTATGTTCAAGAAAATAATGAAGAAGTAATTGAAGTACCTATTGAAAGTTCAAGTAAAGAATTAATAGAATCTATTAAAAAATTAAATAAAAAATATAATCAAAAAAAATCTGAAGAAAATAATGAAGTTAATTTTAAAGAAAATGATGATACTAAATTCTCTTATACTGAAACTAATAATTTAATGGAAAAATTACTATGTGATGAAGAAGATGAAGTTGAAGAAGATAATAACGATGATAATGACAACGATGAAGACAACAATGAAGACAACAATGAAGATAATGAAGTCGATGAAGATGAAGTCGAAGAAGATAATAACGATGATAATGACAACGATGAAGACGACAATAAAGATAATAACAATGATAATGACAACGATGAAGACGACAATGAAGATAATGAAGTCGATGAATATGAAGTTGAAGAAATTACAACAAGGAATAACAGGATTTTATTATTAGAACCAAAATCTCATTCTATTATTGATCCAGAAGAAGGTAATATAGTTATTGGTTATTTACAAAAAGTTCAAAAAAAATATGCTGATATTTTTAAAGATGATGAATATTATTCAGTTTTAAGTGAAAAAACTTTAACACATAATGATGTGAATTATTATCGTGATGTTTTAGGAGATAAAATATTTGAATTAATTGATGACAACTATGTTTTTAAAGGTAGAGTATCAAGGAACAAGGATAAATTTATTTTCCACTTAGCTTAAATTTAAATATTTTTATATAAAATATATTTATGACAAATGAAATTAAATTTATTGAAAATATAAATATAAATATAAATAATGATGATAATGATGAAATAGAAGAAAATAAGAATGATATTAATTTTATAAAAAAAAAATATGAAGAATTAAATAAAAAAATAGAAAATAAAAAAAATAATAAATTAAATTTAATTAAAAATGAAGATAATAATATAAATGAAATACAATTTATAGAAAACAATGATGAAAATTTTTTAGAAATAAAAATGATTATGAATTATTTAATAGATAATGTATATGATAAAATGATTGATTATTACAAAGAAAATAATATAAATGATGTAATTTTAATAGATAGAAGATTAGATTTTTATAGAGAAATATTAAAAAAATATAATTACTTGGAATATATTGAAGATATAGAAGTAAATAATTTAGATTATAAAATTATTGCTTTTAGTAAAACAAATTTATATAAATTTACAGGTTTATTTGAAAATATTGATGAAAACTATGTATATATAAAAATAAGAAATATAAACTATAAATTTGATTTAACAAAATATTATATATTTTTTAGTGAAAAAATGACAAAAGAAGAAGAAAATAATTATAAATTTAGAAATTTATTAAATGATATTATAAATAATAAAATAAGAATTAAAGTTAAAAAGAAAATAGTTAAAAAAAATTGATTTATATTTTAGTATACATAAAAATATATAATTTATATTCAAGTTATATCTAATTCATGTCTGGTTTTATTGAATTATTTAGTAAATTACCTTATGAAATACAACTTAATATATTAATTATGTATATTAATTTAAATCCTAAAAAGGAGTTAAATGAGTTACATTATTTAATTCATAAATCATATTTGATTCATAAATTTTTTAATGGAAATATGTGTGTTCCTAGTAATATTTTTACACATAAATTATCATTATTTAATACATTTATTATGATTGATGAATATAATCATCGAACTTTTGAAGATTATCATAAATTAAATTTATTTTTAAAATTAAAATCATTTGGTTATGAAATTATTAATTATGATTTAAAAGTTCAACATGATGGTTATGATGAATATGGTGGAAAATCAAATTTATATAATTTAAATATTATTTGTATGAAAAATAATGTAGAAATTAAATTTTATGCTTATCGTGAATTTTATTATTATTGTCAAACATATGATGATGAAGAATATATTATATATAAAAAAATATATAAGTCAAATGAATTAATTGAAAATGATTTTGGAATGAATAATGAAGAAAATATGGATATAATTAATGAAATAAATAAATTTTCAAATATAGAAGATATATATAGATTTGATAAAATTAAAAATAATATAGATTTAAGACTAGATGTTAAAAAAAATATTCATAAAAGTGAAATATTAGAAATAAAAGTTAATAATGGACGACTTTAATAATTTTATTTTTTTACAGCTTTGCACATTTAATAAATTAAAAAAATTGATATTTTTTTATATAAAAATATATTTACATTTATATTTAATGAATTATGGCAGATTTTTTAATGTAAATTTAATTATAATAAATTTTTTAGTTTTGAAGATTATCATATATAATTTATTTATGAAATTAATGAATGATGGTTATCAAATTATTGATTTTACTAGATTTAGATATATAAAAGAACATAATATGATAGTAGATTTTATTGAATATATATTAGAAGTTAATTTAGTAAAAAATAATAAAAAACTTACAAGATTTTATGAAAGAACAAATAGTGCTTATGATAAATTTATTGGAAAAGATTATTTTCAATATTTAAAATATGTATCTTATGAAGAATATTTTAATTATAATTTTTAAGATAAAAATGTTAAAAATATGAATAGAATATTAGATATAAAAATTTAATTTTTTAATTTTATTTTTATTTTTTTAATTTTTTTCATTTTTAAATTAAAAATTAAAAATTAAAAATAATTAAATAAAAAATAATAAATAATAAATATATTATTGAAAAATGGAATTAGAAATAAAAGAAAATATAAAAATAGATGCTAGTGATTTTTATAATTTTGAAAACAATAAAATGCAGAATAAAAATGGAATAAATAACTTTGAAGAATTAAATATTGAAGAAATAAAAGAAAATTCAATGATTAAACAATATTTAAATAAATTATTATTAGAAAACAACTTAAAAAAAGAAGATTATACTATTTATTTTTTACGTAATAAGGAATGGTATCATAAGTTTATATTTTATAAAAAATAAAATTATTGATGTTAAGATGAATATTATATCTATTATGCCAGTTTGGGATGAACAAAATATGATTGCATTATCGTTATATAGTACAAAGGATTTTGTAAGTGAATATATAATTATAATACAGAAAGGTATAGATAAAACAAAGGAAGTTATAGAATATTGTAAAAAATTATGGAATTTAAAAATAACATATTTAGAATCGGATTTAAAATTAAGATATAAAAGAGAATTAATTATGAAGCATGCACAATCATATGCTGATTATTATATTATACAAGATGGTGATGAAGTATATAGAGAAAATAGTAAAGAAGAAATAAATGATTTAATAAAAAATGGATATACTTTTGCGTGTGCACCTATTGTTTTATTAGAGAATGATTTAAATCATACAAGTATAGAAGAAAAAAATATTATTATGCCTAATCATCCATTTTTTTTTAAAAATGTGGAAGATATATATTTTCCGGAAGTTGGAGATATGCCATGGTATAATCCAAATAAGGAATATCATAAAGTTAAAAATTATAATGAACCATTAAAATTTGATTGTAAAATAAAGAATTTTAGAAGAAAATTTTTAAGAGAAATGTTTACAGAATGGCATGATACAAATAGTGAATTAAGTATAGAAGAATATTGTAATATACATCATTATTCAGTAAAATGGTGTAGAACAAATATAAATAAAGATTTAAGTTTAGATGAAATTATAGATATTATGGAAAAAGATAATGATATATTTAAATGGAATAAATTATATGATGAAAACAAATATTATAAAAGAGCTTGGATTATAAATTATTTTTTGGGATTAAAAAAGAATTTTGGAATAGAAAATTTAGATGATTTAAAATATTTAGATAAATTATAAATAAATATAATAAATTATAAATAAATATAAATAAAAATATAATTAAGTTATATGGATATAGTAATAATATTTTTTGTAATAATATTATTAATTTTAATTTATATATTAATTGATTGTAAAAATCAAAAAATAAAAAATGAAATAAAATATTTTAAATTAATGAATGAAAAAAATAAAAAATTAATAAATAATTTTAAAAATCAATATCAAAATGATTTTGAAAGTCAAATTTTTAATAAAATAGTAAATGAAGATATTATGATAAATAATGATTTAAAAAATGTTAATAATTGTAGAGTACCAACATTAACAACAGGACAATGTTTTAAATCAAGATTTTATCCGTGTAATAATAAAAATGGAAGTTATCAACAATGTACAAATAATATAATGCCTACTAATTTTAATGCATTATGTGAGAATAGAGCATTTGAATTGGCAAGACCAGAGCATAAAGTATCAGAAAATTGTAGTTATTATTACGGTCTAAATTAAATTTTTTGTTTATAATAAATATTTATATAATTATATAGTTATATAATAATGTTAGAATATTATACAAATATAGATGAAGTAAATAAAAATATAGAAAATAATAGTTTAGGAAATAGAACAACTATATTAAAAGATCAATTTACATTAGAAAAAAGTGATTTTGAAAAATTAAAAAATGCAGAGCAAGAAAATCAATTAAATACGTTAAAATATCAAGAAAATGAAAAAGCACGTACAATAAAAGAGGATAAAAGAATATATAATATGTCTCCAAAAGTATTTTTAGAAAATTTAAGTAAAGTAAGTATAGATATAGTAGAAGATATAACAAGTTTTATAAATCAGCCAAATAGAAATATAAATAATTTTTTTATAATTTTTGTAAAAAAAGAAAGATTAATTTATGTTGGAACATTATTATTAATTTTATCATTATCATTATGGTTTATTGATATTTCAAAATAAATGAAATAAAATATTTATATTTATATATAGTAATGAGTAAATTTGTAATTAATGTAAGAGATTTTAAAGAACCAAATAAGGAATTAGATAAATTATTAATTCCACATGAAATATATGATATAACAATAAATAGACAAACTAAAAAAATAGAATTATATTTTATTACTAATCCTAAATTAATGTTTAGTTTTGTTGGTTTTAATTCAAAATTAAAACATGCTGATTATTTATCATCTAATAGAAAATGTGGATGTTTTTATGAAATGCCATGGCTAACACAATATGCGTATGAAAATAATTTAATTAAATCTATTTTATTATTTAATCAACAAGTAAGTTTTTATAAATATATGATTAAATATTGGTATCCTAATAGTGAATTATCTAATTTAAGATATTTATCAAGTATTGCTTTAGGAATGATACAAAATATATATAGATTTAATTATAATTTAGAAAATAATTTAGCGACTGATTTATGTATTACAAAATTAAATTATATGAAAAATTTTAAAAATTTACAAGAAATTATAAATTATATATATAATTTAAGAAATTTAAAATATATATAGTTTTATAAATTTAAAATATATATAGTTTAATAAATTTAAAATATATATAGTTTTATAAATTTAAAATATATATAGTTTTATAAATTTAAAATATATATAGTTTAATAAATATTTTTTATTTTATTTTTTATATTTTTTATATTTTTTATATTTTTTATATTTTTTAATTAATTTAATATAAAATTAATTTAATAAATAAAATTATGGGAGATTATTATAAAAATATTATTAATAAATTAGAAAATAATGATTATATTGATTATAATGATTTAATTGATCAAATAAAATCTAAAAATTTAAGAGATATAGAGGAAGATGTAGAAGAAATAAATTTAGATGACAATATAGCAAATTGTTCAATTAATCCACGTATTATATTATTGCCAACACCAAGTGGAACAAATTTATTTTCAATATATAATCCAATTCAATCTATGAATGCGATTATTCCAGATTTATTTAGATTATGTGCTATTAAAGATCCATTAATTTTTAAAAATGTTTTTTCAAGTGCCTTAATAAGTCCAAAAATAAGAGTTGCATTTGAAGATAAAAGTTTAACTAATGCTATATCAATTACAAGATTACAAACATTAATTCCTGATAATATAATTAAAGCATTTTTTTATTTTGGATATAAAAGTAATTTTGAAAATTTTAATTTTAATGAATTAAATTTTTTAGAAAAAAAAATAGAAAATTATATTAAAGTATCGGTTTCAAATAGTGATAAATATACAGATCCAGAAATTATATTTAATAGTTTATATGGAAGTGATACATTAATTCAAAATATAATTCAATTAAATAATTTATTACAAAAAGTTAAAGAAGAAAAAACAGATTTAACAAATATAGGTACATATAATTTACCTTATTTATTTACTTATTATACATTAGCAGATTTATTTATTGATGGTAGTGCTACTAGTATTAAATACTCAAATTTTATTGATAAAAATACAGCTTCATTAAATTATACAGATCTTGTATATTTAAATTATTTAGAAAATTTAATAAATAATGATTTATTATTAAATAATTTATTAATATTATTAAATAGTAAAACATTTGGGTATAGTTTAGATCCTCAAATAATTAATAATATTAATACACAAGTTGATTTTATAAAATCAAATAATATATTTATTGTTATAAATATGGCATTTGAAGTAAAACAATATATATTAAGTGTTATTACATATAATTTAAATCATAAAACTTATAAAATAGCTAATTATGCTAAACCTGCTTATTTAATAATTACAAAGAAATTATATTGTAATTATGCTGAAAATGAATCTTATAATTATCCAGAATTAACTGTACCTGATTATTGTTTATAATCTTACAACTTAATTATCTTAATCTTTATATTTATCTTAATTATCTTAATTATCTTAATCTTTATCTTAATTATCTTTATAAACAAAATATTGCATTAAACCCATTACTTTTGTATATCCAATAATATGAGGAATTTCAATTTCGTTTTCTCTAGATTTTGCTTCATTTTTAATAGAATCAAAAATTTCTTTTAAATCATCTTCTATTTTAAATTTTGTTTTATCTATCTTACC